TAGATGTTTTCTTTGGATTACCTTAACGTTGTCCTCAAAAAAAATCTGTACCACATTTTTACCTTCTAAATAAGCAGTGTTCGCCATTCTAGTAATTAATGTAGTTTTACCCACACCAAACGCTGCCAATATAACACCTAACTCACCCTTAGATAATCCTCCACCCATAAGATTATCTATACCAACCAAACCTGTTGCAATAGGATCTCTAAAATCATCTGCAAGGACATCTTCAATTGCGTGAAATATATCAACGCCTTCGTCTTTTTCAGTACCTACAGATATAGCTTGTTTAACTAATTCTTCACACTCATCATACCTATCAAAATCACCAGTATCTAATATTTTTTGGATTTTTTGAGTTGCTTTTTTGAGTTCTTGTTGTTTACAAAACTTAATGGCGACATCCTGTATATGTAAACAATCTTTATTATCAGAATTTTTAACTTCTTTGATTAATTCGGTTGCAGATTCTTTAGCAATTTCCCTTCTTACTTCACTTTTAATTATATTAAATATAGTCTCATAAGATGGTATTGTTTCATATTTTTCATAATAATCTTTTAAACTCGCAACAATTAATCTCATATATTCATTGTCAAAATAATTTGGATCTATAATAGAAACAATACTTTCTGAAAATTTATGATCTTCTACTAATTGTTTAACTAATTTAACTTGAAAACTATACCCTAAATAACCTAAATTTAAACTCTCATTTTTTGCCATTCTTTTTCTAATTTTAGTTATTAATAAATATGCGATCTAACTGATAACCGTACAAATTTTTTGTATAATTTTTACGACTTAACCCCTGTTGGATGTGATCAATGATTTTTGGTATAATTTTTCTTATATTAACATCATATCTTACATTTGGTGGGTAGTCATTTCCACTAAAAATACTTTCACATACTACTCTTCCTTTTACTTTAATTTGTAATGTGAAAAAATCTTCATTTTCATATATGTCTCTAACTTCCGCATTTTCATCTGTACTAGCAACAAAGAAATGATTAATTTTTTCCATATACTCATATGTGTTATTTTTAAAGTGTTTTTTAATTATGCCCACCACATCATCTATAGTTTCTTTTAATTCGTAAGATTTTAACGATTCTCTATTATAATTTTTTATGGGGAAGTTTCTACCCACAATAGGGTTTCCATTTATTAAAAATAAAAACTCATAAGGATAATTTTGATACTTTTTTTTCATAACTTAAACATTTAATTTTTTGTAATATTTTTTTTCTTTCTTTATTATTGATAAAAATGGTTGTAAAAAATTAATATAACCATCCTTACCTCCTGGTATTGCCCACATTAATCCATCTTCAATCATCATATTTATAACATTTTTAGTTTCTCTACCTTCTGGATCAATAGAAGTGGTAAATAAATAATCTAATTCTGATTTACTATCTTCTGTCAACAATGGGTTTTTTAAATCGATAATTTTATCATTAACTTCATATATTAGTTCCTTTTGTGAACCTTTAGTTACTTTGTTAAGTATATTATCTAACGACTTCAATCTATTTTTTCTTTCTTTTTGTATAACTTCAATTTTACTAAAAATATATTCTAAAGTCAAAGTTTTTTCCATTATTTCAGGAAAAAATTTTAATAAAGTTTTTTCGCTAACCCCTAATATCCCCTTTATATTGTCACTATTGTCACCAGTAATTGTTTTAATTAACTTAAGATTAGATGGGTGATGATCAAAATCTACTAAATAATTTTCTTCAGTAACTATTTTTTTTAGGTTAATGATATACACACTTACCTTTTTGGTGATTAGTTGGCAAAGATCTCTATCATTACTCATAATAACCACACTTTCGTTATCTGGGGTATTTTTTACATAATATGCAATAGAGTCATCCGCTTCAACAATATCATCTCTGTATTGTCTTATAAATAACTCTTCACAATAAGAAATAACTCTTTCTTTCTGTAAATATAAACTAAGTTCAGATGGTGGTTTTTCGTTGTAGAAATCTTTCCCTCTATTAGATTTATAGTCTTTATATAGTTCGTACCTTAGTCTACCACTAAACTTTCCGTCCCAAAATACATAAACTCTGTCAAACTTATTTTCGTTTAACATTTTTCTAACCATTGTTAGGAACTGAAAAATACCACCTATATGGGTTTCTTTATAGTAAAGATTTTTAGCCCCATGATAGGCGGTTTTTAACAACGAGTCCCCATCGACTAATAAAGTTTTTTGATTATTTCTTTTTTTATTTGGTATTTTCACTCATAGATGATTAAAGGTTAATAAATAATTTAATCATCAGAATATTCTACAGGTGCTTCAATATAGTTTTCATCGTTTTCAATAACGAAGTCCATTACATCGTCACCTACAGACTCAAATATTTCAACCCAATAATCCTTATGTTGGGCTTTATATTCATCAATAGCCTTTTTATCGTCTTCGATAAATCCATGTGTGGTTGCAAGTATCCTACAATCAGCATAACCTAAACCATTCATATGGTTTTTGTGTATACCCACTTTAGTTCTAATAGCGAAATTAACTTTTCTACCTTTATTAGTGGCAGATAGTTTAGATATTCCAGCATTCTTTTGGTTACCAAATAAGAATACTAACGCACAAGATAAGTATATGGACTGACCACCTTTTGGTTGTATCTTTGGTTGACCGAAAGGATTATCTGGTAACTCAACCCAAGGTTGGTTTACGAAAATCATAGAGTTAGTATATGGTGCAGTTTCTTTTCTAGAAGAAGTAATTCTTTGCGCCATACCCATTCCCCATTTTTCTGAGATAGTCCTAGCAGTATGTTGATTACCCCCCTTACCATCGAAACTCATTTTACAAGGTATAGTACCTATAGAGTCCCAACAGAATAATATATCGTGTGGTATCTCACCGTTCTTTTGACCGTCTAAAACTTCAGTCACATAATCAAATGCTTGTTCAATATAGTCAAAACCTAACTTATATAGTAAAAATCCATCCCAATAACCAGTTACTTCACCAGTCTCTTCGTCAATCTCTTCCACATAATCAGTTTTTAACCCCATCTGTTTAGCATGTTCAAAACTAAATTTTTGTTCAGTAATTATGAATATTGGTAGAATACCTTTTTTCTGTGCATCTACCGCTGCTTGTATTAAAGCAGTTGTCTTTCCTGTGTCTGAATGTCCTAATAACATATTAATTTGTCCCATAGCAGGACCAGGTAAACCTGTCGCCTTTTGGAAGGATTCCCCCAAATCAAAGTATTTTTGTTCTTTATACTTTTCTTTGGAGGAAAACTTTTTCCTTATAGACGAAAAATCAGACGTTTTCTTTTTTAAAGGTTTCTTTGCCATAGTTTTAATTAAAATGGTAACTCGTCATCGTCATTTAACTTAGAAACTTCTACATTATCTTTAGAACTATAATCATCTTCAAAAGATGTAGTAGTTTCTGTTCTCATCATATTGATTTCTTCTGTTAGTGACGCAGTTTCTTTTTCTTCTTTGTCTTCTTCAGCTACATACTTCTTTTGTTCTGAATCCCAAACTGGGGTTTTGTTTGTTGCAACAATTTCTAAATACTCTTTAGATTTTTTAGCGTAAACATCTTTAAATGTTTCTTCATTACCCATCCATTCGTTAGCGTAATCTTTATCATTAGTTAAGATAGATACGTCATCTGCCATAATTGTATTAACAACAGAATAATTATTTTGATCTCTCCCAGAAGTGATAACTATATTTCTACCTTCTCTAGGGTCACTAATATCACCTTTTAATTTAAAAACGGGTATTAGTTTGTCCATAACACCATTTCCATTTCTGTAGTGTTTAAATCTCCAAAATTTAACACCATGATCTTCATTATCTCTATCAATTCCCTTTACTACGTAGAATTTTCTAGCGATGAATGTTTTAGCTAATTGTTTAGCCTTTTCTGAACCATCTTCATATAAGGCATCTTTCGCCTCACATAGTGGACAATGTTCTCCATCATTTAAATGGTTACAGTAAATTTTTTCATATTTACCATTAACTTCTTTTTCGTGATAAAAAACTTCAGTAAATGGAGAACCACCATCCTTCGATGGTAATATTCTGAAAGTTTTAGTTTGTGACTTAACACCTTTCGGTAATTTTTCCGTAAAGTATTTTTTTAGTCTGTCTTCATTGGAAATTTTCTTTCCACTCTTTACTGGTTCAGTATTCTTCTCATACTGAGCCAAAATTGCATCTAAACTGTTACTCATTGTATTTTTTTTAATTTAATAATATACAATTATAACAATACTTTATCAAAAAGTCAATAGGTGGTAAAAGAAAAACCCCACTTTTGTGAGGTTTTTTATGATTTAATTTATTGAGTCGATGAGTCCTTGTACTCTTTTAGATATCCTTTCCCTATGTTTTACTAAATTTATTTGTGCAACAATTGCGGCGATATAAGATAATGCCACACCAATACCTTTTTTAAGTTTTTTCTTATCTGAACTACTAACTACTTTACCCTCATCGTATTGTTCCATATCTTTCACTAAAGAATCAATCTTATCTTGTAGTTTTTCTGATTTTTTTGTCATACCAGCGATTTTTCGTTTATTTTTAAGTCTGGTTAATATATTACCATAATTATATTTTTTTTCAGAT